TGCGCTTTTTGTTCTTCCGCATAGTAGATCTGAATCAGTTTGCCAGCCACGAACGAACCTTGTTATAACACGAACCGCATCCCATGCGTAGCTTCATTTTCTGGGTCTCGTTGTAGAGTTCAAAGGCTTTTACCCACAGTGCATCACGGCTACCGTTGGTTTTAAATATGCCTTTAGCCTCCATTTGGGTTTTGATTTCTGTTTTCGTCATACTCTTTTGGTCGGTTACTTATCGCGTTAGCTATCCTTAGAAGGGTGCTTTCATGGTCTTCGTCCAAGCCACATTCCGGCTTAGCTGATCGATATCCTTTTATAAACCAAGCTATATCGCACAGGTTCAGCCTGTCTTGCTCGGTTAAATCTTTGTACGTTGTCATATCACGAGCAATTTAAAAATTTTTAAACGATAACAAAAAAAGCCCCGAGATAATTTCCCGAGGCCTATTTTTTCATATGTTTAAACAACTAAAGCTCAGTTTGTCATTGCGTTCAGCGCAGCGAGTGTATTTGCATCTGTTCCGCCGATCAGCAAGCGTTTAGGTAAGTACCTCTCAACACCTGTGAGCACAAGCGTTGTAAACGTTGAATCTGTGCCCTGTCTTCCTGAGCCGCCTGTAGTTCCATCTCCCGCACTAAGTCCGTTCTCAGCGCCCCAGATTTGATATTCACCGGCGTTTGACCGCGTGATAACTACCAATTCTGAAACCGATGCATCCTCGATTACCTTGTCGCTGGTAGGATCGTAAGTAGGAAGCCGTAGTGTTACCGTCTGGCTGTAGCTTACATTTCCACCGTCTCCCACCTGTTGAGCCCATACGGCCTCATGGGAGAACTTTGTAGAGCTGAATTTATACAGCCCCATGTACGTGTTGAGTTCTAAACTCGTCACGTATTGAGCAAGCGTTACATCAATGGGCACCCGAAAGTCCCCTTTATTGATGACCCACACATCCCGATACAATCCCCCCGGTTTGCGGAGGGACGCGCAGGTTATGTCGATGCTTGACTCTATACCGCAATCTAATGGCATGGTATATTTTATTTAGCCCACGAGATAAGATCGCAGTGCGCGAACTGGTAACCGATACGGTACTCACCTTGAATAAGCGTAGACTTGCGATAGCAGTCGTAGCACATTTCAAGGTTGTTCAAGTCAGCTGCATTCTCTACCCCAAGGATGTGATTATCCTTTGCTGTGTACACGATGAAGTGTCTCATCTCATCATAGAACGGGTTTGTGGTGTCGTTCTCCAACGCATCGTCAAGCAGCCACAGAGGCATAAGCTCTATTCCACGGTAGTACAACCGATCAATTCCATCCTGCCCAGCTTTCCAGCTACCTTCAACACAGCAATCATTAATTACCGAGTCGTAGTAGTTTTCCCATACTGATCCAGTTACCCAGAATGCTTTTTGATTTGCTGGCAACTGCTTCAACAAAGTCTTGGAGCTTCCCCACAGTGAACGGAGAACGTCACGCGCCGCATTGGCTGCAAGGGTTGAATTGTGAGCGTTAGGGAACGCATCTGATACAAGCTGAACGCAATAGTTATTCGCTGCATCGTAGAACTTAACAAACACACCGTCGATTACGCTGTATGGATTTGTGGATCCTGCACCGAGTGAGTTATCTGAAAGGAACACATGTTTAAATGTGTCGCGCTTCATTGTTTCAACGACCTGGTTAAAGATCACTGTGCGAAGCTTGCCGCCCAATTCATACCCAGAGAGACCGTCTCCGATTAGATCCGAGTCTCCAAGGACGTTACAAATGGCCTGGAATTCCTTCTTGCACCATTCCAAGTTGACTTCGTAAAGGCCCGTTTCGAGTTTACGATCAGTAATTGTTCCGGCCTGTGTATACGTCGGCGCGCAATCTGCGGTGCCTTTAGTAACAACCGATGTAAGCGGCTGAACCAGGTTAACATATTCACCGCATCTCACCCCTTGCTTGACGCGAAACAATTCAGAAAGGGCAGGCACGTTTATTTGTGCCTTTTCAACAAGCTCAGTATTCAGCTTACCTGGGTAGGTGTAGCTAAAATCAGGCGTGTACATCGAGTTTTTAATCTTTGTCATAGTGTTAAATGAGATTGCGTGCTTTTAATGATGTCCTAAATTCTTCGCCCATCGGATCGTACACCTCGTCCTTACCGTCAGCGTTTTTAAATACTGGGCCCTTTGGTGGCGGTGTGTTGTCGCCAACAGTCTTGCCCAGGTCTTCGGCCAGCTTCAGATATTTCTTTTCGAATTCCGTCATGCGGTTTTCGATCTTGGCAACGGACGCTTTCGCCTGCAGAGCCTCTGTTTCAGCCGTCTTTGCCTTTGCTTCAGCTTGCTCCTTGTCGGCCTTTGCTTGGGCTAGCTGGTTTTCGAGTTCTTTGATTTTGTTGTCCATTTCTTCGTTGTTTTTATCTTCTGGTGCAGGAGCTTCTTTTACTTCTGTGATCGTGGAGTTTTCGCCCACAACGATTACCTTTCCACTTACAAGCTGATGTTCGCCGGGCTCCAATGCTTCTCCTGATTCGGTCACCACTTGCTTACCGGTCCAATCTTCGTCGTCACTCATGACCATGATCTTGCGACCGTCGGCCAAAGTTTCCTCCATTTGATTCTTGATTTTTGACAGCCCGAGGAGATTTTTAAACACCCCTGTGAGCCAAGCTTCTTTCTTTTCCATTGTGTTGATGTTTACTTTTGCTACGGCCTTGATGGCGTCTACTACTTCGTCAGCGAAGCCCATTTGTTGGGTCTCCTGAGCATTTAGCCAGGTCTCATTGTCGTACAATGCCCACAGCTGTTCTTTATTAATTGGCTTCCCGTTCCGCGCTGCGCGTGCAGAGGCAACGTCTACCAAAATATTTTTAATCTTATCGAGTTGATTTGCGGCGTTCCTTAAATCGTATGCATCGCCTTTTAAATCTGTGATCTTGGGATTATGAATCATGAACTCAGATGTGCGGTTCATGACAATCTTGTTTCCCGCAAATGCGATCAGGGTAGCAATTGAAGCGCAGAGTCCCTCTATCTGTGTGGTAATTTCCTTACCAGTGTTCTTTAAAGCGTTGTAAATCCCGTAGCCTTCAAAAACATCACCCCCGGGTGAAAAGACATGTAGGACGTAATCTTTAGCTTCCTTCTCTGCATCGATCTGGGCTTTGATACTTTTCAGAGATACCTCTCCCATTCCTGTACCAATAGCACCATAAACGAAAATGTGTCCCGTCATGGAACAAAGAACAGAAAAGAGAATTTAAAAACTGTTCACAAATTTGTGTACTCCCGGATGATCTTAAAAATAGCTGTGCGCTTATACCCGGTCTGGTGTGTTATCTCATCGATGCAAGCTCCCGACTTGTGAAGTTTTATCACAGTCTCGTATCCCTCCCACTTGCATGAGATGACGCCCTTTTTGATAAGGTCTTTACACTTCTCATCTGATAGTCCTATCTTATCTGAAAAGTAGCTCATGGACTGAGTGTTGATATTGTTTCACGAACCCTTATACGTTTCTGTTTGGTGGTAATTTCCTTAACTGAAACTTCTGGCACAGGCATATTTCTAAGAGCGTTGGAAATTATCATCGACTGTTGAGCCGTAGCAATATTGGTGTTTGTTACAAATCCACCGTCCGCATACCCCCCTCTCATTCTTTCCAATGCCGCCAAGTGTGGTTGTGCTTGCGGCATGTTGTTTACGCTCTTTGGGACTACGTACTCGTCAGCATGAACCACACCAGCAACGTCGTATTTAGCGCCTGGACCCGTCCATCCCCCGTCAGCAAATTGAACCCCATTTATCTTAGCCAGATTAGCTAGGCCATTAGCTACAGCTAGTCCAGCGTAAACAGCTCCAAGTGCGGGGCTAGCCACTGTTGGAGGGGTGAATGCTGCTTCGTAGGCTTTAGTGGCCGCTGAATATGTAGACAGAACAGTTTCAGCAGAAGCAAAAACTTTATAAGCTAACGTCTGTTCTTCGAATAATCCGGCAAGTCCAGCCGCCACGTCTATCGCCGCCCTAAATGACTGCTCATTAATTTGCTGCTGGATCTCGGCGGACTGCATCCAGAATTCCTGCTTTCTCTTCTCAGTAAACTCTACCGTTTTTAGTTCGGCTATGTACTGTTCCTGACGCTCTTTTGACTGCTGTACAATCGGATTACTAGCGGTGGCTGATGCCGCACGAGGGTCATTGGCCAAGCTTATGTCCGGCGCGTTAGCTTCACGCACTTCGAACTCAAAAAGCTGTTGTTCTGCTTCTGCAATCTTGCGGCGCTTTTCTAGTTCTTCGGAAAGCCTTTTGTTTAAATCATCTTGCTGTTTATTTATGCGGGTGATCTGTTTTTCCTGAGTAGCGGATTCTTTAGATATTTCGCGCTTTTTGTCTATTACTAAATCCTGAAGATTCTCGTTTTCCTTATCTAATGCTAACTGAAATTCAAGTGCTTTTAATTGTTCATTAAGTACTGCGAGAATATCTTTTTTATTTTGAATAAGATTTTTCTCAATCGTATCAGCCGCGGCAAGACGATCATTAAAACTTTGCTGGTCGTCGGCAATAAGCTCTAGGAGTTCTTGGTTTTCCTCTACACGATCGGAAATACTGGCTCTTATTTGTGATTCCTCTCTGCCAAGATCTTCCAGTAGTTCGATATTTCGCGCTGCTATCTCGCTTATTGTTGAAACACCAGGCAAATAAGTGTCAAGGAAACTATCCGTTAATCGACTGAAAATTCCCTCACCATCCTCACCAGATGAAATGAATTCAGCAAGTTGATTGTTTAGTATTGTGAACGCTGATGAAAGCCTGTTTTGCGCAAACTCCAAATCCTTTGCACCTATGGTGGACTTAGCATATGCACTACCCAATGCTGTTATTATACCGACTGCCGCCGTTGCTGGGTTAGCGAATGATGCTAGTCTGCCGGTAAGGTCACCAACTGAAACACCAGCTACATTTATATTCTTTGCAGCGTTAGCAAACTGTTCTGGGTAATTACCAATCTGATTTTTAAACAGCCCGGCAGCCTTGTCGCCCTTGGTTAACTGATTGTTTAGTTGCGCAAGTTCTTTCTCAAGCTCATCCGCACGCTTCGCCCCTTGTGCCGTCTTTATGTTAAGGCTATCGTATTCTTTCGTGAGTTGAGATACTTTCAATTTAAGGGCATCCCTTGAATTGCTTTCAGTATTAATCGTTCTGAGTAAAGTCTTTTTCTGATCCTGCTCTTTCTTTATGTTCTGTTGAAGCCGTAGATTCTCCTTTACATACTCTTGTTGAGTAATAGTTCCTGCCTTGTAAGCTTTCGTAAGCTCCTGTTGAGCCTTGCGATTGTCAAGAATCAACCCTTCGATTTTCTCTAGCTTCTGTTCAGCTCCCGCCTGATCTACTTCGAAATGAAGGATTGCCGTTTCTTCCATTAGCTTAGCTTTATAAGTTCAACCTCACACTCATATTCAGAACCTTTGTAACCAGATATTTTAGATATGAACCAGAGTGATGAAGACATGTCATACTTTACTACAACAGGAGTAAGGTAATTAAATCCTATGAAAAACTTCTTTGGAATGTGTGCCGTCATAATACCCGTCACCGGATCATTCATAATCAGTTCCAATGTCCCAAAGTAATTATCGACCATATTAGTTTGATAATCAAGTGGGCTTTCCGCTGGGCCAAACTTTAGAGACTGCTTAAATATATCGTTTATACTTGTGCCGTTGCTAAGTAGATTAAAGAAGCTAAATCCAACCTGAGTAGCTGCTACGCGTTCAAAATAAAACTTATCCAGTGGAGAGATATCTGAAATGTTTCTTATTCCGGCGTTTATGAAAATGAATGAATCATCACTCGATGAATATGCTGGCCGTACCCGCTCCATTTCCCCTGCGGCGGTGAATTCAAATGGCATCATAAAAAACTCTACATATCCGTCGCCACGTGCTGATACCTCCCAGTCTCCTAAATAATTCTGCCCTGTGGATTGTGTTACTCGGATTATATCCCCTACCTGATATCGATTCTGTTGTTCGATATCCGCATCTAAAGCCACCGTCATTCGTGCGTAAGAAGTTCCCGCAGTAACAGCGGTAAATTCAATCTGACTATCTATGCTTTCTGAAATCAGATCAACTCTCTCTAAAGATGTTAGCATTGACTTGTGAACATACGTCAATGGTGAAGAAAACTTGCTTTCAACAAGAGTTACTGAGTCTTGCAAATTGTCGTTATCAAGATCTATAGCACCAGATCCATACTTAACAAACTCATTTGATTTATATCCTGTAAAGTTCTCTGCGTCCGGACCTTCCTGATATGCAAAGTAATTTGACTTACCAAATGATTGGCCCAACGTTGTATAATCAAATTCAATCTCATCAACAAACTCCGATATATCTGAAGGTGTTTTATGCTTTATCTTATCAGCCAGATTTATGGTGAGTTCTTTTGATACCGGGTCGTAGTTTGTGACAGTGTTAAATATCTTCAACACTTCATTAACGAATTCTCTTTTTGTCCAATTAGGAACTAATGCACGGCCAGGAGTGTACCAGATAAACAGAGGCGTTACTTTGAGTGTGCTGCCGGGTCTTACTTCGTTTATAAATACGCCAGTTTGAATATATATTTCTTCACTTGGCTCCATTACAATATCAACCGACCCAGTTAGTATGCCCGATCCATCATCTTCAAACCTGAAGATTACATTCGAAGATCCTGGCGCGGTACTAATCAGATTAAAGTAATTAAATCCAGTGCCCGGTTCTACATATAAAGTTACCTCAACCCGCACCAGCATCTTAACGTCAGCTCGATACACTGTGCGTCCTGATCCATCTAAAATAAAATTACCCCCATTGAAGTATGGATACGTTGTGGTGTCTTCAAAGTTTACATCAATCACCGTAATAGGTGGTGGTACTGGTCTGGTTTCAGTTGTGGTCTTTAATGCGTATACCGATCTTTGACGTATCTCCGTCTCATTCTCTTGGTTGTTGTACGTGATAATAGAATTGAAAATAGGATCGCTAAACAGCTCGCCCTTAAGCTTTATTCCGGCGATGCTGAAAATTTTAGAGAATACTGTCTTAACAAAAATACCTCCCACAAAATCAGAAGGCTTTAAAAACGGAACGGGCCGACGTGACAAAATACCCGCGTCCATAAGTGTATAAATAAGTCCCTCATTTGCGTTCCAGGTATTCTGAATGTTTAGTTTAGTCAAGTCCCTATTATACCCGTCCAAATAGTAGTCTTGTAACGGACCATTTAGCATCGCAAACCAATTATGGTTGCCAGAAAGAAAAGAACACTCTATACCGTACCGACTTTGTCTTTCTGTTACGATTGAACCTTTGTAAAGTGCTATCCCATCGTCTCCAAGTATGTCAGCTTCTAAGTATTGATAGACTGCTTTATTTATTGCGTCAGGTGATGTCAGACCTAATAAACGCCTGTTCTTCGCCGTGGACGGAACCGTGAATGCGTATGAAAAGTCCCCGGTAGTCTCTTCAATGTCATCGAATAGCTTGATATTTTTATCTACCTCGATAAAATTATCGAACTCTAAAATGTCATTGTTGACTCTTATCATCATAACCGTTGAGCAGGTAATTCGTCTGTGTGTGTTATTGTGAAAGTTATAGTATACTGGCTTTCAGCCTCATCATAAATCTTGAAAGATTGATCATCAACAATAACCGTGCGTCTGTTTGTTCGTGAATATACTATCTGAACCACCGGGGAAGACTTGATGTAAATCAATACATCACGCTGATTTTGCGTCAGGTGTTGACTACGGACAATGACGGCTTTCTTTAGTCTTCTGAACGTGGTCTTATCAATTGTGTCGGCATATTCACCCCAAGACTTTGGCCACTGAGGGAAAACGTTTTGTGTTGTCTGGCCTATTTCAATGACATTAAGTTGATGCTCTTTTTGCGCCGTGAAAAAGAAGTATTCAAATCCCCCGTAAGGATTAAGCCATGTTAAGTATATAGGATCAACTCCGCTCATTCTATTCGTCTTAAAATTGTGCTCTCTGTTATTCTAAGGTTGTCATCGGTGTATGTGCTGCCGCATTCCTCGATAATGTCTATGCAGATTTGCTCTGTTACCTGGTATGAGTTGGTCGTAACTCTTAGGTTTGAAATTGTAATCGTTCCGATGCCAGTAACTGAGAATCCTATTTTTGTGGTAGCCGATGTGGCTGTAAATGTTATTGAAGTAGTTCCTCCGCCTGTAAGTGATTGGCCGTCTGAAAACAAGGTTGCCAATGCGTCATTTAAAATTCTTATCGTAGAGTTGCCAGATGCAGCACTGTAGTCCAATTCAACCGTATACTCTACTCCTTCCACAAATGCGTAACTTCCGTATATTACATTTGACGACTGAGGGGGAAGAGGGAAAGTTACGGTAACGCTCGGTGTAGTGCCTAACGTCCAGTCTTCATTTGATCCGGGCGCGTTAACCCATGAAGCTAAAGATACCGATTGAGTCCCTGCGGCGGCATAAGCCTTTAAGCAATATTGATCGAATCCGGTTTCAGGTGTAAACGGCACCCGAATAATCCCGTTTCCGGGGTTCTCGATGGTGAGTGTTTCAGTTTCCGTAGTTATCCCGCCGAATGACTTTTCTATCACCACATCAATATCAATTCCCATCTGCGGGAAGATTAACGACAGGTCAAAGAAGTATCCGACCACCGCAACAGGTCTGTCGAACATAGTCAGCCATCGCGCCGGCAGATCTACTGAGCCTACATAGTCAGAAAGGAATGATTCGCTTTGAGACTTGAATGGCATTGAAGCATTAACCGCGTGACCGATAAAGTTGTCGCTATCGTCAGTTACGTCCCCATCAGTTATCGATATTACTGCCCCGTTTGATGTGTCGTAAGACTCGTAATACTTGATGTAAAATGCCGTGTGAAAGTCCAGGTTGTTCGGTAGTGTGTCGAGTGTTAAATTGTTTCGGGTCTTGATGTACGCCTGTAAAATCTCATTGATGGAGAACTTTATTTTGCCTTCCCCATCAGGTATTATTTTTAAAGTTGCCGCAAGCTCAAAAGGTTTCAGTGATTCCCACCGATGCCCCGTTTGCAACCCTGCCCACACTTCTACGTTTATGTGGTAGTTATTGTAATACTTTACTACGGTGTACCCAGAGAAGTCGTATGTTGCGTCATAGGCTAGATCGATGACCAGTGACCACGGTTGTAGTGCGTTGATTATCTGATACGATCCTGCTAAATCACCATCACCTACTAATTCAATGTATGCTAATGCTGTAGGGTCTGTCACTACGTGATCAAGATTGATTTGCGTATATCCGCCGTAGTTTTCAAAAGAGTCTACAACGTTCGGGTTGTATTCTTCCTCGGCTTGGTTGATCGGGTAAATATCAGACTGTAGTTCGTAAACAATCGGATTATGAACAGCCTGCCATCCGTGGGTGAGTATCGAAGGATAGAGTACTATAGCTTGTTCGGTAAAAAACTGGATGAACTCGCCACCTTCTGAATCCTTGATTTTAAAATAGTCGTAAGAAGTGGCATCCACATACTTAAACCCTGCGTAAGACTCTGAATCTGAATCGATGTATACGTAATCTCCATCGCTCAATGAGTGACCACCTGGTACGTAAACCACCGCGTCACCCGCACCATTATCATAAATTGTTCCCTCTACCTGAGTAGTTGAAAGTTTGTTCCCTATTGGTCTGCTAATTAATGACAGTGCCACTGTTAAATATTTTTACGCTGTTCTTTAATACGTCACTTGAAAACTTTGCCAGTACTGACTTAGCTATCTCCTGCGCTAATCCTTCGTTCACTACACTTGAAACAATATCATTACGACCCCCGGTCTGATGTAGCTTAGTTCCTTTCTTGTGTATGGCCTGAGCTATCGCGTATGCGGACCCCTGTTTACCTTTGGCCTGCATCCACTTTTGAATCGATGCTACAAAGGCAAAGCTAGGCTTGTACTCAGGTGTTGCCTTGCGCCCGGTTTCAACGGTCATGAAGAAGGGACGCCCGGTAATCTTTAGTATCTGCTTAAAGCCTTCGTTTTTAACCTCAAACTTTAAACTGCGCGATGTTTCGCCCGTGGCGTTGGTTCCAGTTGCCTGCAGGTTATCCCGTATCTTTTGGATAGTGGAGTTACCGTACTGGGTCAATATTTCAATCAGATTAACAACCAAGGCCGCAATAGTTAAATTGATCCGTTACCTGAAGATTGAAAGTAAGCAAATGCCCGGTTAAAATATCTGCCGTAGCCTTTATGAATGGCGTCTGGTTGACCGAGGTTATTACTATCTCATCAGAAGTGATGCACTGATTGTAGGCGTAAAAATTAAGCTTGTTGATGAAGTTATCGACCAGCGTGTCGGTCGAGTCTAGTATCTCCGCGTATTCAGATTCCACACTGGCTTCCTTGTCCAGCATGTAAAACGCCATGCTGCAAGCCCATGTTTTCATGTAGTTCGATGTGTTGTTAACTGAGAAAGTCGGAACTGCCGATATAGGATCGAGAGTGATAAATGGGTATCTCTTGTCCCTGATCTGGTTGAAGTCTGATGTGCGGGCGTAGGTAAACTGGATATCGTTTCCCAAAGATTTAGAAACGTCCTCTATTAGACTACGAATCCCCTTATGACTCATAGTCTCAAATGTAGACTAAAGAAATGAAACTAGAAAGGGTCTAACCAGTTTCCTTCATCATCATTTGCGGTGGCCGTGTTGCAACTAGGATGAGTGCACTTTCTGAACTTGTAACCTTTGTACAGGTACACAGAACCCCATGTGTGTGTGTGTGTGGTGATGGTTTTATCTTTTTGATGACACGTTCAATGAACCTAAATAATATCATTTTTTATTCATTAGTAGTTTACTGTATTCACTATTTGTGTGCGCCTCCCAGGCTAACAAAAGATGCTCAGAATAAAACTTTGCTGCTGACCACTTCCAAACCACCTCTGTTTGTGTAAAATACGACCGCGCTACTCTTGACACGGTCAATCTTACCCCGAACGTTTCCGAGAGCTTTTCGAAGCCGGCTTCGATTTCTTCGGGCTCGGGGGTGTACTCTGGGAGGTTGGCGCGGTGCCATTCAATAAGCTCCTGAGCTTTAGTAAAAAAAAACCTCCTGTAATCATCACCTCCTTTGCTGGCATGTCCATTACTTCAGCCTCCATAAGATTGACTCGCTCAGGTGAATATGAACCGTCTTTGATCTTCTGCAGATAGATTGCCGTGATCCGTGGGAACGCCTCGGTTATAGCCTTTGTATTTGTCAGCGTCTTCGTTACAGCGCGCATGTCCTCAAACTGGGCAAGGCTTTCCAACTGGATGTTGAACTGTCCTTTGTCGTTCTTGGGCAGCGGATAGGAGCCCACTTTATCACAGGTGCCGCCAAAATCAGGCTTTGTGCCGATGAACTTTGTACACTGAATTACAGATTCAAGGCCTATTATCTCTGCCTTTTTGAGAATTTCATAATCTATGCCGGAAAGTATTGACACCAACTGAAGGAAGTCGTCGCCAGCGTTCAGTAGTCTGAGGTATTGACCCATTGTCAAGTCTTCCCACGAGCTTGCCATCTGGATAGGCTGGCCGTTTAGCTTGAATTGTATCATAGTCGATTAATTTTCGTAGTGCCAAAAGAACATAAATTGCGTGTCTATAGCCTCTTTTGAGACATATTTACCGAATAGGTAAGCCGGGCCATCAAAATCAAACCAATACTCTTTTGTGAAAATGCTGTATCCTGTCTTTTTCCCTTTTTTAAAGCTCATACTTTATGGAATGAAGGTTTGTAGTACGTATTTGTAGGGCGTTTAAATGAGATTGAAGCATACCTGGCAGCATCCATTGCGTGATCATTCACCTTTAAAGGTTCTTCTGGCTCATTTGTTAGCTTTTTGCCCTTGTTTTTGAACTTGTAGCTCTTGATTTCCTTCAGCATGTTAACCGATCCTGAGTGAATGAACAATTTCCGGGACTTTATAAAGTCGATTCCGTCTTTCACGTTCTTATTTGCCGGCACAGCCTTAAATCCTGCTCTCCTTAGCTCTTCTATTCGGTCTGGCTCTGCTGAATCACAATAGATTGTATCTCCTGACTTGACAACTGGCTTCATCATCTGGATTAATTCGGGTGTGGTAAGTTGAGACTGGTAAATCTGTTCTTCCCAGTAAAGGTTCTGGTCGTTTTCCGTGACTTTGACAAGGGAAGTGGGGTTGTTGTATCCGAAGTCAAGGCCATAGCAGGAATTCCCCCCAATTGTTCCTGAATAAGGCTTCCAGTGCGTGTATATGACTCCCTCGGAATGCCCCCTTTCCCCTTCTCCGTAGATTCTCCAGAAGTTTTCGTCAACGTTTTTGAGGTTTTCGATTTCTTTGATCTGCTCATCGGGTAGAAATGGGTTGTCTAAGTAGGTGGATTTGATGAAATATGCATCTGGGCGGGATAATATGTGATCGTATATCCAATGAAACTCATCTGCCGGGTTAAAGTCAATGAATATGCATTTGCGAGTTCGCAACATGAGTTGGGTAAAAGTATCAAAGTCAGTAAGGTTCGCCTCGTTGAAGAAAAGAATATCGCGCCCGGGGCCACGAACTTTGAGATTATTGTCACTCGAAAAAAATTCTGTATATGAGCCGTTCGGATAGTTATAAACCTGTTCTGTACGTATGTGCGAATTTGGATCATAAAGTCCTGAGTTTTCCATTATTGTACGCCAGTCCCGCATTGCGCCTCTTCTGAGGTGAGGAAAGGCTACCGAGGTTATCGATATTGAAAGCTTTTCCTTGAGTGCTAAACCTATTAAAAGCTGGTTAAGCGTATATGTTTTCCCTGATCTGGTGCCCCCTTGGTTTACAATTATGCGATAGCCTTCTTTATAGGCTTTGTAAGACTCAAGAGCTACCTTTATCGTCGGTATCTGGTAGTTTAGGGTCTTGCCAGCTAATATTGATGCCACCGCTGTGTTCTGTTTTCTGGTCTATCTCCTGCTTGTCGCGCCATCCAAAGTTCTTTAATGCGAAAATTGGCCCCGCTGCGTTCTTTTGGAATAGGGCTTTCTCATAGATTTCCTCGATTTTAAGGAGAGCCTTTTTTATCGGGTAAGTAAAGCCTTCCTTTTTTTTGTAGTCTTCTAGCGATTGCCGTGATTCAAAGCCGAGATAATTAGCTAATCCTGACCATGTTAAGGTAGTGTTTTGCTGAGCGAAGTATTCATCAATCTTCTTCTCAAACTCTTCTGGATTGTCCCACATTGGAGGTCTGCCCATGAATCAAATGTACTTAAAAAATTTTTAATTCCTTTTCAAAATGGTTTCAGTGGCCCATAATACTGTCCCCAACACCGCCCACGTAACCAGGAACGACCACAAAAGGCTATCCGTTATGAAGTTGCTCCCTAGTAAAGGTAAATGGTTAGCTATGACTAAGTAAAAGAGCTTAAGCCAGATAGCCTGTGATAAATGATAAAAATCGGTGATCCAGACAAGCCATGTAGTTGATCCAGGAAATCTTGGATCGTGAAAGTGCTTATCACCCGACATCTTCCATTTTCTCAGATACGACTTAGATCCCCAGAAATCAGATGTACTCGATCACAAAGGCTGCAACAAAGGTAACAACCAGTATTATGATCAGTGTGAAGAAGTTAGTGTACCATTTCATTTGCTCGTTGTTTCGTAAGTGTCATGAGTGGATGTTGACTTTCCATGTCTTTCGGTATGTGAGGACTGAGTTTGGCCACTGCAATCAGACCAGTATACAGGGCGACCTGAATCGTAAAATCGGTATACATTGCATCCATCATGAGTGAAAAGTAACTCCAATTGAATTTCTGGATTTATAGTCCTCTCAGCGCTTATGGCTGGCTTCTTACACGAGGACAAAAGAATCAAAACAAAAATTACGATGATAGTTTTCATATTTTATGGGGTTCGTTTACAGTCCGAAAAATAGAATATCCGTTTTCGATAGCCCATTTTGAGTCTACCGTTATTTTGTGATGATGATCGTGGCACACCGCGAGAAAGTAATTTGTATCAAGTAGCAGTTCGTTTTCACGGCCTTTCATGTGGTGGATCTCGGTCGCCTTTTTATGACATTCGGGAACCTCACACGCTGGATAAGAATCGAGGTAACCCCTTCTCAATTTAGCATATTGCTGGTTCTGATTTGCTCTTTTGGCTGTGATCTTTTTAACAGGGGTAACGACTTTTACCTTGCTTGCCTGACGCTCGGCTTTTCTCTGAGCATGAGCGCAAGTTCGCCGCCAGATGTTTGCCTTTTAAACTTTAGTCATTGACTTTACAGCCTTGTCCATTTCTAAATATTGGCATAACATCCATTCCACTTGCCTGTGAACGCTACGATGTTCCCTTTCTGACAACTCGTATAGTTCATCATAGAATGCTTTGGGCAATCTAATTATACCAGACTCCCCAAGACTATTTTTGTTCTTTACATTCAATGGCGGCTTAAAATAGTAAATAAGCCTTCGTTCGCAATAGTCGAGTCTGGCCTCATCACACTCAATGAACCTCATGCTATCGAAATCCTTATCCCTATGAGTCTTTACGCGAGCTGGATAATTTGTTGTCTTACCGATGTAGACCAACTGCTTTTTATTAAAAAGAAAATATATGCCAGATTTGCCCATTATATTCCGTAGCTAGTTTCGAGTGCATTCTCTACCATTGTAGAAATAGTCTTTTGCTCAGATACAGCTAATTCTCTTAGCTTCTGGGCGCGTTCCTTATGCATATAGACGTTTACAGGCTCTTTCTCCGAGCCCATTGGACGCCCTATTTTACGTTTTTTTGCCATCTCTTCGATTGTTTCTCAAAGATAAAACAATTCTTGCGCAACTTGCAACAAAAAAATGTTAAAAAATAATTTGCTAATTCCTTGCGCATGAAAATAAAAGGCTGTTACTTTACATCATCAAACATCGAAGCACATGGAAAACACAGCAAAGACCGACACTTATAAAAGCCTGAACATTCACCAGAAAATTAACGCGAAAAGTAACAGGTTATATTACGGTTCATCTGAGGTAAGACTTGAGAAACTTATCACCCGCGACCCAAATATGTTTGCACCTGTCGGTAAGATGCTTCTTAAATGCGAGACAAAAACAAACTGGCCAGCTTACGAAATTAAATACTGAGAGATATGACGACTTATGTAGAGACAAAACGCGGTGAAATTGTAACAATAGGAAACGGCGTGCTTGTGTGCGAGAATGTTAAAGAGAACTGGGACACGATTACGGAATGGCTCTTAGCTCAGGATAAGGATTTCAAGGCTACCGTAGTGCTATCATTCGGTGATATACATGTAGCGTTTGATGACTCAGTACCTACTCACATGATGGATTCACTTTTGGAAGCATTCAATTATCAATAATTTATGACCTTCGACCACAAGAGAGAGAGAACACTTTAAACCCCATAAATATGTTTGACCAAATTAAAGAAGCTTGCAGACCTAAACAAACCGAAGAAATCAAGCTGTATACATTCTCAAAGACAGGAGTACCGATGAACAGAGAGCAGCTTAACTTCGCGGAGATAGACACTGTTTTAGCTACATCATTCGATGATTGCTTTAAGCAGCGCCCTGATCTTGCAACATGGTATTTTGTGAGTGTTAGAAAAGATATTTGAGTCTATACAAAGTAATTGAAACTCAAAATCACTCTCTGACAACAGAAACAAACAACTAACTAAAACAAATGGAGACAAAACCAGAAATGCAATTAACAATTAAGAACTTGTTTGGACGTGATGAAGTGCGCAATAAATTCCAAGAGATGTTGGGCAAACGTGCGCCGTCGTTTATAACATCTGTTCTTCAAATTGTTGCATCAAATAATTTGCTATCAAAAGCAGAACCCCATTCAGTGTACCATTCCGCTGCGGTGGCCGCTACGCTTGACCTGCCGTTAAACAACGCGCTCGGGTTTGCTTATATCGTGCCCTACAATCAGAAGCAGGGAGACGGATCATATAAACAGGTGGCTCAATTTCAGCTAGGCTACAAAGGATTAAAACAGCTTGCCCTGCGCTCAGGTCAGTTCAAGATAATGCATTCAAGCGATGTAAGAGATGGTGAGTTGAAGTCCCGTAATCGGTTGACCGGAGAAATGGTTTTTGATTGGATTCAGGATGAGGTAGAACGCGCCAAATCTCCGGTTATCGGTTATGTATCTTACTTTGAGTTATTGAATGGTTACACGCAAACATTTTACATGAGCATTTCCGATCTTGAAAAGCATGGCAAGAAGTATAGCCAAACATTTAAGAAGGGGTACGGCCTATGGAAAGACGACTTTGAATCGATGTGTATGAAAACCGTGACTAAACTCAATCTTGGCAAAAACGCGCCGCTATCTGTTGACATGCAAAGGGCAATAACTTTCGATCAAGCCGTGGTAAACGATTCTGAAACACAGGACGTAACATACATCGATAATGAAGAGCCTGTAATTGACAAGGAGGCCGAACGCATGACATTGCTTATTCAGGAGGCAAAATCACCGGCCGAATTAAAGAAGCTTGAAAGCCGTGTTCCTGATACCCATCTGGATCTTTTCAATGAACGTATGAACGAACTTAACGAAGCAAAATGACTTTTGACAATTACTTATTCCGGGCGTCGTCCATTGGTCATATAATGACCGGCGCACCAGGCAAACCAAAAGAGATGGGAGAAACATGCAAGGCGTATTTAATGCAACTTTGGATTGAAGCTACCTATGGCAGACGAAAGGAATTTACAAACAAGTATATTGAGAAGGGGCTTGAAACTGAAGAAGACGGTATTACCCTTTACTCTTTGGCGAAGGGTGAGTACTTCACAAAGAACACCGAACGATTTGAAAATAACTTTGTTTGTGGAACCCCTGACATCATCACGGAGACTGAAATAGTGGACATCAAAAGCTCATGGGACATATTTACGTTTCATGACAATCTGCACAAGGCCACGAATAAGAATTACAAGTATCAGTTAATGACATACATGGCTCTTACAAAAAAGAAGGTGGCTAGACTTGTTTATGTCCTGGTTGACGCCCCTGATTTTCTTGTTGAACGAGAAAAGGATTACCTCGCCAGAAACATGGGCCTGATTGACCGGGATGCTAATCCTGATTATCTAAAGGCCTGTGAAGAGATTGAGAAGTCTATGCGATTCGGAGACATCGACAAAAAGAAACGCTACATAGAAATAACAATCGAATACGATCCTGATCTAATGGCTGAGGTTTACCAAAGAATTAAACTATGCCGAGGATTCATGAACTCAATACAGTTGGCACATGTGGCGAATGCAGATAAATGAGTTTGCAAAACTGCTTCATGAGCGCACGTATTACTCTGCTCACGAATGTACTATCGCTATGGCTAAAGCTCAGGAATACTACCGAGCAAAAGGCATGAAAGTACTGATTGAGATGTTCGACAAAAACGGTTATCTGATTGCATCACTAAACACTAATGATTAAATTCATATGAAGAAACCCAACCAAGTCGAAGCCAGATTAAAGGTGGCGCTACTCGATGGCCAAAAGGTTACACCATTGAAAGCCTTAACAAAATGGGGATGCTTTAGACTCGCTGTTTATGTTCAGCGATTACGTGACAAAGGCATGAAAATCAAAACGACTCTGAAACACGAACGCGGCAAAACATTCGCCGAATACAGTTTATGAAACTACACCCCTACAAAGAGAACACCGAAATTATTTGGAGCAGGAAGATGATGGCGTTTGGCTGGTGCTTACTGGCTGGTTTCATTATCGCTGTTTTCCTGGTCACCATAGGATTTTACCTGTTCGGATAACCCACACATTTATGAAAAAATTCCACCTAAACGAAATAGTTCTTGTAAAGCTAAAAGATGAGGGATACAAAATACTCTCAGAACAATGGAATTCTATAGCCGAAACATCTCCGTCGCTATCAAAAAGAAGCCCTGAGTATTACAAAGGCCTCGCTGATGAAAATGGTTACACTAAATTTCAGGCATGGGAATTCATTGCTACGTTAGGCCCACATACAAACCTGGGGCTGATAGCGCCATTCGATACGACTATACTCATTGATGACCGGTTTCTCGAATCAATATAAAACTTATGAAAACAAAAACTGATTTCTCCATTGCTACAAAGCTCTTTTACTTTGTTATCTGCTGTGGATTTTGCGGATGGCTTTGGACTTTGTTCTGGCATCTTGTACACTAAAAAAAATGAGTATATCTATAGTACAAAACCGCGACTGCATGGAAGCTATGCGCTCGTTTCCAGATAAGTTATTTGATTTAGCGATTGTAGATCCGCCGTATGGCTTCGGGGTTAATATGAATATGGGTAGGCGAAAAGGCAAGGCAAAAAAGCATGAAGATAAAGATTGGGATGATTCAATTCCTAATGATGACTATTTTGATGAACTGTTTCGTGTGTCTGAAAATCAGATCATTTGGGGCGGTAATTACTTCGGACTTCCTGCGAATAAATGTTTTATAATTTGGGACAAGGCGGAGGGTATTTACGGGCGTGATTTTGCGGAGGCTGAGTATGCGTGGGCTTCTTTCAATGAAAGCTCGAGAATATGGAAACATGGCCCAAATCAAATAGATAGGATTCACCCAACACAGAAGCCAATTAAGCTTTATAAGTGGATTCTACACAATTACGCCAAAACAGGCGACAAGATACTCGACACTCATTTAGGTTCCGGGTCTTCACGAATAGCAGCCAATGAAATGGGCTTTGACTTCTGGGGCTATGAACTAGACAAAGACTATTTCGAGGCTCAGGAGAAGCGATTTAAACAGCACACAGCACAACTTAAAATGTTCCAGCCATGACTTTAACCTCCAAAGAGCTAGAGATAAAGCTCACAGAAAAAGAAATTGAAGTGATACAGTTGATAGCTGACGGAAAGTCTAACAAAGTGATTGCAGAGCTTTCAGGATACCGTGATTCATCTGTTGAAACAGTACGAGCCAGGATTTACATGAAGCTTGGAGTTCCAAACGGGTGCGCGTGTGTGGCCTATGCTTTAAGGAACAAACTGATAGTATGATCAAAATAACAAGACGAGCGCCAAAGATCGCAAGACGCGGATCAACTGGACATTCATCGTATGACTGGGACAACTCCGGAATAGTGTTTAATGACGACTTCGTGGAGAAAGCCCTGTCGCGTGATCAGCGCAAGAAAGATGCGAAGGAGAACGGTTTAAAACGCTACCATGCCAACAAGAAAGAACGCGAAGGTAGAGACACCCGCCAGGATTTCAATAAACGCTACGGGGATTTATGATACATCAATTTCCAAGCCCCTACAAACGCAAGTCTTGGGTTAACAAATCCGAGCTTGGCGCGATCCTGCACCACATAAAGAAAAAGATATCCAGCGAGCCCGATGAGTTTAAGAAACAAGCCTGGGCAGAGGTCGGCATTGAGCTGA